AGGCGCCCTGCGCAGACCGTGATTTAGAATTAGGCATAAACCAAACTCTAAAACCATTTTTTCTGTATGTTGTTTTAATGTCAACCGTAATGCAGTTATCACCATTTCTGGTCACTGCTCTGCGCGCTATCCAGCTAGTAACTTTGTCACATTGCACTTTTGTCGGGTCTTTCTTCATAGCTGCAAAGTCAGCCTTTAACTTGTCGTTAGGGTTAACCATTTCTTTTTTACATGCAAAACAATATCTTGCCGCAATATCATTCTTAGCGTTACAGTTTTCACAATTCTTTAATGTCCATCGGTACTCGCATCGCTCATAATGACCAGCCACTAAAGAATAATTCGTGCATCTTCTGCCATGATGACTAGGCATAAAACCATGTTCTGTTTTTACCTTCTCACCATCCAAATCTGTAAAATATCCATCTGGACTGTAGCCGTAGCCCTCATCATTTTTACGGCCTGACACTTCGCTTTTCTCATTACAGTCTGGACACTCTACCCATATTTTTTCTGTCTTGGCGCGGTTGTAACTTTCAATCTCAGGGTTGAATACATCACCATCTGGGCAATGGCGTTCAATGTTTTCCGCATAATCTAAAATTAAGACATCATCTTTTTGTAATGATGGCCTAAGACCTCGACCAATGACTTGTTGTAACAATCTTCCTGATTCTGTAGCTCGTAACAGCGCAATAACATCGACATGGGGCGCATCAAAGCCAACTGTTAACACTGATACATTAACGATGTATTTAATTTGCTGGTTTTTAAACTTTTCTATAGTATCGCTACGCTCTTTTGCTTTTGTCTTACCAGTGATTAATGCACTTATTTCTGGTGGCAAGCTGGCTAGTATTTCTTCTGCGTGTTGAACAGTAGCAGCAAAAAACATCACGCCCTTTCTGTCTTTAGACTGCTCTATGACATCAGCAACTATTAAACTAGTTTTTCTGCCTTGTCCTTTATATGCCTTATCAACATCATCTTTATTAAACTTACCCATTTTATTAACAGTCATACTAATAGTATCATAATGGCCACTGTTGATAGCGCCTATAAGCGGTGGCGCTAAATACTTTTGGTCAATTAAATCTGGTGCGCCTATCGTGTAAACCTTTTTTACAAAATAAGCATCTTTACCTATTGCTTTATTATCTTCATTCATCTGGTAAATGTACCCTGTACCCATTCGATAAGGTGTCGCGGTTGTACCAATCACTCTTAACTTTGAGTTACCTTCTTTTATCTTTTCAATAATAGCTTTTACTGTTGGCGTAATTAAGTCACATTCATCAATAATAATTGCGCAGAATTTACCGCTAAATTCGCCTATGGAATTTAATACGGTCAAGGGAGTGCCAAAAACAACAGGATATTTTAAACATCGGCCACCAGCAGAAGCGCTAAACACACTAGCGTTCTCGCCAGTTTGCAAGTATTTGCTGCGGTTTTGTTTTACTAACTCTGCGCTAGGGGCGAGACACAAAACATTCTTACCTTTGCTTAACTTGTGCAATATCTTTGCTACTTCTGCAATAATCATGCTTTTACCTGCACCTGTTGCAGCTTCTAAAATGCAGCTATCCGTTGATGCCTTTACATGGTCAATGATTTTGTCAACAGCTTCCTGTTGATAAGTCCTAAGTGTGTACATGAATCAATCTAAATGTTTTTCATTATTAAGCTCAGATAAATAGAGCCTGTAGAACTTTTTTAACTTAGGCAGCGTATCTTCAATAAAATCGTGATTCAGCGGTATTTCTTCCAATAACTCTGCGCCACTGGGTGTCCATTGATAAAAGTATGCTTTTGTTCGGCCGCTACATAACATTTCATATTGCACTTGCGCATAATAATGTTGCTGCTGGCTTAAAAGTTTAAAGTTTTGAACAGTCTTGTCGTTTCTTAACTTGTAAGGGCATTTTATCTCCACGATCCATTCGTCATCAACTAGTCCATCAGGTGAAGCGCCTAGCCAATCTTCAAACTCGTGCAAACCAGTGTGTTTTATATCCTTGCCGATTCTTATCTTTAAATCCTCAATCGCCATAGGTTCAAAAAAGTTACCATGTTCAGTGGCCTTGTTACCTTCAAACTCATTAGCCTGCCCATGATAATCTCTTACCATATCGCGCAATACATCTTGTGGTGATGACCACGGGTTCATATTTAAAATAGCCCCAATTCTGCTGCCCGTTATGCGGCCTTTTCTTTGGTTAAACCATGCTTTTGTTCCTTGCTGATGCATTTGATACTCTCCTTATAAAAAAGCCCCGCCTAATGGCAGGGCTATTAATTAAAGTTTCTTAAAAGTCGATATCTTCATCAACTGGTTTAGCTACCTTTCCTTTAGGTGACACCGCGCAAACCCAATTCCCGCTTCTGTTTTGCCCGTCATCGCCAGCCATTTCCCAAACTTGCAATTTAAGGATCATTTGCTTGCCTGTTAATGCTTTGGTAAGCATAGCATCGTCTGGTTGTTCGCCACTTTTCAACAGCTTACCACCAGCATTACTATCTATAGCGGCCAGCATCTTCTTGGCTTTATCGCTCGTCTTTTCATTGTCGTGCATAACTTTAATGTTCTGAAAGATTTTGCGTTTGCCATATTCATCTGGTGCTAGAATAGTCCAAGCTATCGCAATGTAATCGCCATTGTATTGGTTATTAGCCCATGCTGCACTGTCAATAACAGCCAGTACATCAGTGTTGTTCGGGATAGGCTCAAAGTTGTTGCTCGCATCGAATGTTGACTTTGATTCTATTGTTTGATTGTCGCTTGTTTCCCAAAAATTATTCATTATTTAGTTTCCTTTTTAAGTGATGGTATAAATTTTGTTAATGGATTGGTTCCTATTTGTACTTCTATATCGTCTGTAATTCCATATCTGTTCTTGCTGATATTAGCTGATGTAGCATAAGTCACTAGGACGCGCGTTCCGTCCGATATGGCTTTCTTTCTATCACCGTCACCAGTTGTGAATGTTTGTAACTTCATAAAGCCTACCAAGTCGCAATCATCTATATATGGTGCGACACTTTTCTTATGTAGTCTTAACGTGTATCTGGTGTACGCGTCTTGGTCAGGCAATTCTATAGTCTCGGTATCAGCATGACCGATAAACACAATGTGCATATTCTTCTTTTCGTTGAGTATGCCTGCTGCCTTTCTAACCCGCTGATGGAGACTACCAACAGCTAACAAGCCCGCGCCATAGCCGCCCATTGCTTGATTAATGCTCGCTGGTTTTTTTGGATCTGATTCCATAATGGATGTCACAAACAATCTGTCTAACGCAGTAACACTATCAATAATAAGAGTCTCGTACTTGTGTTCTTCTTTTATCAATGACGTTAATTGATCCCATAGGTCTTTTGCGCTTTCCAATACTGGAAACGCATCAGGTCTTGATTTTAAGGGGATTGATTGAAGTCCATCTTCCGCCCTGATGACTACAGGGTTAGGAAATGATGCGGCTAAACTTGTCTTACCAAGTCCCGCATCACCACAAAGAGTGGCTATGACAGCCCTATCCTTTGGTTTCTCTATATTCATATTTATTATCCTTCATTATGGCGCTTTATTGCTAACCATGGTTGACTATAATACACACTTCGTTTATAGTTGTCTACAGTTATTTAACTAAGGAGAATCAAATGGATAAATTAATAGGCGCGTTTACTGCGGTAGTGTGCGGTTTAATAGCGGTTTTGTTTGTTTTTTATTTTTGGCTGATTATGTCAGCTATTTATAATTTTATTACGTAAAGGAAGAACACAATGCTAACTAAAGATGAAGTAGTCAAAAACTTACAGAATAGAAACTTATCTAAAATGTCGCGCGAGGTGAAGGTAACTCGCTCTTATTTAAGTAATCTAGCCAACGGAGGGCGGAAACAGGTTTCGTGGGACATGATTAAAAAACTAAGCGATTATTTGGAGGCTACTAAATAATGCTATATCATCAATTTCTTGGTGCGGGTCATCGGATATTCGGGCTACATCCAATAGTCGATGGTAAGTGCGGTTGTAGAAATAAAGATTGTAAGGCTGTCGGGAAACATCCCTTTGCCGCATCTTGGCAGCATACGCCACTGTGGAGTAATGACCAAATTCTTAAAATGGAAGAGGCGGGACAGTTTAAAACTGGCTACGGTGTTCTAGTTGACGGCTTATTAGTTATTGATGTTGACGCTAGAAATGGTGGTGTTAAATCATTTAAGAAACTATTGAAAGACATGCCATCTATTAAAGGTGCGGGCCTAGTAGTCAATACTGGCAGTGGCGGTGGCTCTAAACATCTATATTACAAAGTGAGCAGTGAATTAGCCTTACAGGGCAAACATGATGACTATCAAGGCATAGATTTTAAATCATCAGGCTTTGTGGTGGGTATCGGTTCGCAACATAAGTCAGGCGGTAGTTATGAGGTAGCTAGCGGTTCAATAGATACAATTACTGATGCACCCGAAGAGCTCATTGAGTTACTGAAAAAGAAACATAAAAAACGTGTTTTATTAAACGACCAACATATTGATGTTTCTGGTTCAGAAGTGGTGGAGATGTTAAGTTGTATAGACTCAGATGTTGAGTATGATGTCTGGGTTAAATTAGGTATGGCTATCCACGAAACAATGAACGGTGAAGGTTTTAGAATTTGGGACGAATGGTCGGCAACAGGTAGTAAGTATGATGCCTCCGAAATGGAAAGCAAATGGTTCTCGTTTGGTAAGTCTCCAAGCCCTGTAGGTTTAGGAACTTTATTGTATTATGCAGAATTAGCAGGTTATAGTCGCCCCGTTAGCTTTGATTCTAACGAACCATCCATAACTGATAAACAAGATCTAAACGGCTTGCCCTGTGATATATCTAATATTGATTTATTACC